AATCTTACTTTTTCAGACCAAAGGTTTACTCGTTCTTGTTCGTAAATAGTAGATGGATTAATCAAGTTTAATTCAAAGTTGGTCATTTCAGTATCTTGGATACCCAATGAATACAAGTGAACAATTGCAATCTTTGATAATTCTGATATAATTGTTCTTTGAATTCTTTCAATGGTTCTTGCAAAACGAACATCTTCTGCTGCAAGAGTAGCCTTACCATTTACATTCTCATCATATCCCAAATACGCCTTTGGAATTTTAAGAGCTGCAAATAATTTGTTTTTTAGATACTGAATATCATCCGTTGCTGCATAATCCAAACCTGAAATATTTTCAATAGAAGTTCCACTATCTCCACCACGAACGGGTAAGAAGAAATCTTCTGTTAGGTTTTGCATATTATATTTCAAATTATACTCACCACTATTTCTATCAATAAAAGGAACTTTTTTCATCTTATTGATAATTCGTTGCATGTAATTATCAACTTCTTGTGGTGGAATATTACCGATATCAATTTTGAATACCCTTTTTTCAGGTGCTCTCATAATTCGGTGAATCAACATGGCATCTTCCATAAGGGATAATTGTTTCCACAATCTTCTACCGTTTTCAATCATAGATTTACCGTATGGAAGCCAGTTTGTATCCGATAATAATCTGAAGTGTGCGATTTCAAAGTTATCATATTCCATTTTACCCATCGGGTCTTCGGTAATTTTAAACTTTACTGCATTTGGATTATTTGGATCTATAAGTTCTAATCTCTCGGTGTTGTAAACCGAGTGTGGAGTTGCGTTTATGATACCCTTTCCTTCTGCGATTTCCAACCCAAGAAAAAAATCACCATACTTACACATATTTCGTGTCCATGGCCATAAGTTGAATTCAACATTTAGAATATCATAAAATAAATTCTCTAAAGATTCTTGAACTCTACTATTATCGGAACGAATTGAAAGGATTGTTCCAAATTCGTTTTTAAGTGTAGATTCATCTGCATAAATATCTAATGCAGAAGCAATGATTGGGTCTTGGTCCATTGCATCATAATCACGAAAAACCTCTCTACGAACTTGTTGGTATGCCATTGATTGGGCACCACCTGCCTGCTCGTAAAAGGATTTCTGCAACTTAGTGTATCTGTCCCTTAACGATGATAAGTTCGTTTGTTGTCTTTCATCGGTATCAACTACTCGTCTCTTACCATCCTTATCAACGGTAACAATTGCCTTGGATGAAAAGAGTTTAGTTAATCTACCGAAAAATGAAGTATCTGCCATTTGTTTTTCTAATTTATATTATAACCTTTATTATTTTTATTTTACCACTTTCTACAACTCCAATAGTTTGCTTTTGTTCTTGGACCAGGATTATCACAATTCATTCTTGCTCTAAATGATTTTCTAGCAGCAGGATTTGATTTTCTGATTTTCATTCCTTTCTGGCCAAAATTTACTTTAATGACTTTACCAGTCTTAGGATTCTTTACATATACCTTAAACTTTTTAACATCACCTTGCATTGGTTTACCCAACTTCACTTCTCTACCTTGATATTCTGCTTCAAATACACAATTACAATTTGCTTCCGTAAGTTCGGTTGTATATGATTTTAAGAAATTTAAAAAATCCTCTTCGTCTTCTTCTTCAACATCCAGTTCATCATAATCTAAAAAATTATGTTCTGCTGCATCAAATGGATAATCTTGAACATAACCATCAGTATTTTCTTTGATGGATTTGATTTTATTTAAAATATTTTTTAACTTTATCATAATAGGGTCTCCTTATACTATAAATATATACTTCCAATAATAACCCATTATTTTATTAACCAAGTCAAGTCTTCATCTTGATTGCCAATCCTCATTGACCAGGGATTTGAATCAACTGATGAATTACCTCCAAATCCATCTAATGTAAATGAATGTTGTTGTATACCACCAAGAGTTCGTTTGGTTAAATCAACGCCCTCTTGTCTTAAACGAAGTGCTGTATCTCTAACCCAAAGAGCAATTCCCAATGCCATTACAAGGTCATCATTATATCCTCTCATTGCCTCTGCTCGGTTTCCTGTCCATATAAAAGTAAATAATTCATCTATCATTCGAGTAGAACGAATCGTCACTTCTTTTTCTCTAATATATTGTTCTAACTTGGAAACAATAAGTGGACGAGTTTTCATTGTTGTTGAAAATCCAGCAACCATACCTCGTTCTTCTGCTCTGAATTTATTATGTAGTTGATGCTGAACATCCACATACTTTAAATCCTTACTCATGTAGAATAAATTAGAATAACCTCTATCAATTACTTGTTGAATTACTGCCCAACCAATGTTTGCATTTTCAATTACTAATAGGGCCTCATTATATTCAGTAGAAAGAGATACCAAGAAATTTCCAAAATCCTTTGTATCCATTTTTCCTTTGTATTCAGCCACTTGTGTTGCAGTTTCTACATCAAACACATGACACGCAGAGTAATCTGCACCATCACCCCTAGCAACGTCAGCTACAACCATGTATCCTTTGTTATAATCAGGATATTCCCATCTCCAAAGATTATGGTCTATCCAAGTTTTTTCAATTGGGTCTTGACAAAAAGATTCTTTATAAAAAGTAAGTAGTTGTGGGTCTATAACAGTATCGCCAGACGAAACAAAATCACAATCACACTCCTGTGCTGCTCCTTTCGGTCCTAGTAATCTTTCTTGCTCATCTCTCCATGTTTGTCCTCGTTCTGGGTGAACTGACCAGTGTAGTCGGATTGTATTAAATCCATTCGTTCCATCTTCTGCACCTACCCAAGTTTTATGGAAAAAATTACCTACACCATTTGGAGTAGAAAGTATAATAGCATTACCACCAGTTGAAAGGGTAGATTGTGCAGATACCCAAATCTCTTCAATTTTATCAATAAAAGCAGCCTCATCAAATACCAATAGGGATAGGGCTTCAGAACGGCCGGCATCACCTGCAGCAGAAGTTGCTTTGATTTGAGAACCATTAGAATATCGTAGGGATAATTTATTGTCTTCTACCGTAGTTTGTTTTAACCAACTTGGTAGGTATTGATTCATAACTCGAACCTTTGTTACGAGGTTCTTAGCAACCTCTTGCTTGGTTGCAATTACCAACACATTAAAGTCTTGGTTGAATAACATCTTCCAAAGTGAAAATCCTGCTACAAGAGTTGATATACCAGTCTGACGAGATTTAAGAACGATGTTATATCGGTTATCTTTAAATTCCGTAAGAGTTCGTTCTTGGAATTGATATAAGTGAAAAGGAATTTTACCACGAACAGGGTGTTGAATCATACAATACTTCTTCATGAAGTAAATTGGATCCGAAGCACATTTTTGATACTCTAACTTTATTATTTCCTTTAAACTTGGCATTATTTTTAGTTTACAAGTAATATACCAACTGCCACAACACCAACAATTGTTCCCACCTTATATAAAAAAGTTTTTTTCTTTTCTGATTTTAATTCTTTTAACAGGGATTCGGATTTTTCTCTTTCCAATTTAAATTGTTCATCTTTTTGTGTGATGATATAATCTAAATTAGTAATTTTAGAATTCAAAGTAAAAATTATTTCATCTTTAAGCACTAACTTTTGAGTTGTTAATGAAAGAATCTTTTTAGTTTCTTCTAACTCAATGAGTGCACCATCCCCTTTAATTAAATCTTTTATGATTAATTTTGCAGTAGGAATTTTTAGTGCTACAATAGTATCAGTTTGAGTCTGATTCGTAACGGTCTGTGAAAAACTTGTTAAGGTCACTAAAATTAAACTTATTAACAGAATTAACTTTTTCATTTGTATTTACCTTTATATTTGTTATGTTTTTATTAACAGATGTAATATCTGTATCCAATAACCCAATCTCTGATGAGATACTATCTATTTTTATATCCAAATTTTTATTTACAATAACAACAGAATCTATATTATGTTGAATACTATCAATTTTTTGATTATACATTTCTATATCCGTTTTTAATTGTTTTGTAGAATAAATATTATATCCCAATAAACATATTAAAACTAGTAATAAAAATGATGAATTTCCATTTTTCATAAAAAAACTCCTTTACTATAAATAGTGTTCTAATTTGTGTTCTTTTATAACTTCGAAAGCTTCGTTTCGTTTTTGTATAACTTGGTTTAATTCAATTTCACCATTATCTATGATTTCTTGAATTTCTGTCTTTACTTCATCTACTGATTTTGGTAAACTCCATTTTTCAACCGTTCCATCTTCATTAATAAATTCGTAATAAGGTTTTATTTCAGTTAATGAGTGTTTTAATTCGTCTAATTTCATCTTACCCTCTACAATCATACGAGTATAGATTCTAAAATCTTCATATTGTTCCCAAATTCCGGCTCCTCTGAAATTATGTTCGATATCTGCTAAACAATTAATACAATATCCAGTTTTTTGTATTAATTTTTCATCATTTTTAGTTTTTTTAATCTTTTTACAACTTAGATTACTACATTCTTTTTTAAGGTTTAAATAATTACGAATTTCTTGTAAGGCTTCGTGATTTTTTCCAGTTTTAATGGTATAACCTTCCTTTTTTTCGTATCTGTAAAATTCATCCTCCCAAATATCACCAATACTTCGTTGTTCTTCGGTTTTTGTCCAACCAATTTGAGTATTACTATCATACTCACCAGTTTGAATCATATCTACCAACTTTCTACGAGTTGGGTGCATATACTTTCGTTGAAATTCTTTACTCATTGTTATACATTAGGTTATACATTATATATAAATATATAAAAATGAATAAAGTGATATTTTAAGCGTAAAATATACCCAAAATTTGGTTTAATGAAGCAAATGCACCAGTTAATTTGAAAGTTTTACCTTGATATGTAAAAACAATACCTTCGTTTGGAACAATTTTATCAGCTCCACCGATTGCTTCTAATCTTCTTAACTCTAATTTCAACTTTTCAATCTTTTTAGGGTCTCCTGATTTTTCAACTTCCTTAATTGTTTGGTCTAATCTCTTTTTCATATCTCGAATTGCAGCGTTTGGATTTACTGTCAATACTGATGATGTAAATTGTAGAACTTCTGCACCAACCCCTAAGAAAATATCTTCAAATTTCATTAGGTTTTGTTTTGTGATTTTTGCTTGGTCTTCTTTATCCGTTTTTAATGCCCAATCTAAAACTTTTTCATCCGTTATGTTCTTGTTATCTATTCTAAACCCCTTCTCACCAAACGCCCATCTCTTGACTAATCCCATTTTTGTATTATTATCCAACATTGATGGTGATTTTTTATTAATATAATCACTCCACCATGCTTGGTGATATTCTCCAACTCCATC